GCAGGAGCAGGAGCAGGAGCAGGAGCAGGAGCAGGAGCAGGAGCAGGAGCAGGAGCAGGAGCAGGAGCAGGTGCAGGAGCAGGAGCAGGTGCAGGAGCAGGAGCAGGAGACCGCCACTTTACTAAGTATTTACGCATAAGTATTTTGAACTGATGCAAATACTTATCGATTATATATTGCTTCAGGGTGTTTATAGTTTTTAATCTTTTAGATTTTAACTGTTTACACGTAAGTAACTTGTATACTTTGGAGTTAGTTCGGGCATTTACCATACAATCTGATATCTCTGTACTATTACATATGAATTCATAATCGTCCCCATCTCTACGATATTTTTTATGTTTTTTGAAATGCTCCAGACCTTCATGTAATTTCTCTGTTCTATGTAATAGTTGCTTTAATTGAATCCGGTTGGTTGGTTCATTCTTACCGATATCGTGTTGTTTTGTTACCCACTGTAATATATCTTTTTTATCCTCTTCTACTGCATTTTCATAATCCTTATTAGTCTCTTCACAACATACTAGTATTAATTCTAGTAAAGAATCATTCATTTTATCCGAACAGGTAAATTCCTTTTGAGTACTTGCCGCCATATCATCATCTACGTATCCATTATCTCCTGCTCTAATCTGTTTATCATTATATGCGAATTTTACATAACACGCATTCCCTCTCATTTGACCTTTAGTTAATAAATTTTTTATATTACGCGAACTATTTAATCTGCTATACATATTGTTAATTGGTCCAGTAATGGTTAGACACCTCTCATTACGAAATATATCTAGTCCAGGTTCGTTACTTAATAATGGGAATTTACTAACGAGTCGACGCAATACGTAGGTATAAATTTCTCCTACGACAGTTTCATTATAGTCGGTTTTGTCATTTTGTTTTTTATAATATGTGGCGTCCTCTGCTTTATATATCACGTAATATTTCCTGGTCTTTCTAATATCTTCCATCTGAACGGGCATGACATTGCCAATGTCAATGACCTTTCTAGTACCTAGTATATCTAGAGAAATTTTTTTACTACTAAATTTTTTATAATAGGTTCTATTAATATACCGTTCTAATAACGATGGGTCGATTTTACCATCATAAAGGGGCCTTGTTGTAAGAATAATAGTAGTTCCGGGTTCATCTGTACTAGACAGAGTTTCAAGCTGGGATGGATCCCAAGTATTAGTCTCTATCATTGTAGTAAAATTTGCAGTAATTTTGTAACTCTTATTATCAATAGTAGTTAAGATTACTACCTCTGTTCCAAGCGTAATACACGCCTTATACCCACCTTTACCATATTTTCCAATAGTGTTTTCACTAAAGTCCTTATTTCTCTTTCCTAATTTGAAAAACCTAAACAACCCTTCTAGACTACCAAAACCATTTGCTCCGTTATCTTTTATTAAAATTTTATTTTCCCTCGCTATAATTGAAACTTCTGATGCCTTACCCCATTCGTATGCATTCTCTATACATTCAAATAAGAGCACATATATATTGGAGCTATCTCTTCGTATATCGTCTGCTCTTGAACCGAATGACTCTTGGTTAAGTTCTGAATGAGGTGAAAGCATTATGTTTAAATATGACATCAACGAATGAACTGGATCAATTTTTTGATTTATTTAAAACTACCAATATATATATATATATATGCAGTGCAAAATGAATTGGAGTCGCGAGCAAATGATAGCGGCACACCGTGGAATAATGGTTGCTCGTGCGGCGCGCGTACGCTATGCCGCGGGAGAAGGTCTGGGGGATGATAGGCACCATTATTATAGCGTACTATTAAGGTATGAATTAATTGGTAGCAGTTCAACATTGACGGCTGATATAGTCCAGGCAAGAGAGATGCGTAGAAAGGTAGATCATTTGCGACAACTACAGCGACTTCGACACGACCAGAAACGGATTATGCGAGAAGCTACTCCTCTACCGGAGTGTCTGATTGATCATGTGATGCGGTATGTTGGGTGGTAGAGGTGCATTCCGCGTTATCTTTCTTCTCTAATGCTTTCAACTTTTCTTTAATCATCCTTAATTTATCTGCTAGAGAGAATTTGGCGGATTTGCTTCCTATAATAGGAGATTTTCCGGCTAATTTAGGATGTTTTTCTATTTTAAAGAATTCTCTAAAGGATTGTTTTTCTTTATTGTAGCATTCGTTGTAATACACCACATATTTAGGCATCATTTCTTGGGTAAGCCCCTTAGGTAGTGGTCGAGCATTGTGCTTTCTGGCTTGCTTTTTCGGCGGAGACTCCATTATACTTAAAGGAATATATTTATATATACACAAAAAATAATAATAAAAATATATAGTAATGAATGTAAAAGACGAATATGGACCAGTAGATGGTCGTTGTAAAACCGGATATCATAAACATAAAACGACCAAAATGTGTGTTGCGGTGAAACATAAAACGAAAAAAAACACTAAATTAGCCAACTGTATTAAAAAATGTCCTAACCCACTACAGGAATATGGTCCAGCACGCACGCGTTGCCGAAAAGGCTATATAAAAAATAAAACGTCCAAAATGTGCCAGGATCCATGCGTTAAACAATGCCAAGATACGCACGATGGACCTTCCGCACCAATTGCGCGGATTACTCCCGACGGTTTCGAATATGGCCCCAAAAAAGGCAGATGTAAAAAGGGGTATCACAAAAATAAAACGACCAAAATGTGTGTTAAAGGTCCTGCTAAAAATATATCAAAAGCCAAAACAATATCAAAAACCAAAAAATTACCAATAACAAAAACCCCAAGTGTAAAACATTCCTCCACGCCCGGGTCCAAAGCGCCTATAGTAATTAAAGATACTACCCCACCCGAGTTATTCAAATTAAGCGAGGAGGTTAAAGCATCCCTATCGCAAAAGAAACCAATTAGTATCACTCGGTTGAAATCTTATTCTCCAGCAATAAATGCTCTATTAATCACAAAACATCTGGACGACAAGGCGGATATATTCGGAACCTGTAAAGTATTAGAGAGATATGGTCCCAATATGTTTAAATCCCGTCGCCTCACAAAACCTAAAATATGGAATGGGACAAAATGTATTAACTTTGATACAAAAGAGGCTCAAATAATACTCTTATCTAACTTAGCCTCTACTAAATTAGCACCGATTGAAACTATTATTGCCCCTAAACAATATCGCTCTAATTGCTGGTTTAATACAATGTATATGATTTTCTTTGTAAGCGATAAAGGTAGGAAGTTTTTCAAGTTCTTTAGACAACTAATGATAGAGGGTAATACCATGCGTTCTGGATTGGTTAAGAAACCAAATATACCTTCCAGGCTTTGGAAAGCATTCGCGTTGTTAAACATGGCCATAGAAGCCACGCTAACTGGTTATAATATAATGGAGTTTGATACGAATACGGTGATTGATGAATTATATAAAACTATACCGACCCATCGGCTATACCCGGTGGATCGCGCAGGCAATCCTACCGTATATTATGATGCGTTAATGGCCTACCTTCGGTCAGGAAATAATATAATGATGAAAAGGCAATTTTATGGAAAAGCATTTGACCAGTTGCAAAAACGGCAGACTACTTTAAGTAGTTCGCAACCCTTTCCCGAAGTGATACAAGTCAATATTAAGACTAATATTGAAGTAAAAAAAGAATTTACTGTATATAATGATAAAAATGAACCCCAAAAGTATGAGTTAGATTCCGCCGCGATCATTGATACTCTTGGACATCATTTCTGTTGTTTAATTACTTATGATAAAACAGAATATGGGTTTGACGGGGCATCTTTTAAGCGTTTAAATCCGTTCAATTGGAAGGATTTAATTAATAGAAATCAGGATTGGACGTTTTTGGGGTCTCGTTTCAAACCATCTAACATACCAATATTATGGAATTTTAAGAATGGATATGTGGAATTGTTTTATTATCGGGTGTGAGGATTATGTTTATAGTTCAGGATATTTCTCGTATAAATTCAGATTAAATCGCTCTAATTCTTTCTCTATGGCAGCACCTTCTTTCAGTTTCATCGTTAATCCATATCTTTTACTGTCGGTTCTCCTCTCATAAACCATATGCGGAGCCTTACGAACGGTATTTATGCGATAGTAGGTCGGAAGGACGGATGGTGGTATCTTATCGCATATAAGACATTTTTTTGTATGTAAATTAATCATACCGTCTTTTTTATGGGTAAAACAATATTTTGCTTTATCTTTATAATTATAATGAGCCAGTCTATCACACTCATCACAATTCATATTTGGGTTGTATATTTAATATAATATATTCAATTTTATATTAAATTTCTACCGGATTAAGGTCTCTAATAAATTTAGTTCGAATAAGCTAACCCGCCCATTCCGCTCATGATGCGCAGAACATTATAATTAGTAGCATAAACGCGCACCTTGGCGGTCTTGGTGCCTTCTACAGTGGCGTTGGAAAGGATAAGCTGAAGAGTAGCATTATCAATACGCGAGAAGTTGCAAGTGCCAGAGGGCTGGTGCTCTTCAGGGCGAAGAGCGAAGGAGTAGACGTTGATACCGGTGTCAGGGTTGCGGGTGTGGTGCTGGTAAGGCTGAACGAGGTCAAAGTAAGTGCCTTCACGCTCCGAGAAGCGGTCCTGGCCATTAAGCTGAAGTTTAGCAGTAACAACGGGATTTTCACCCCAGCAGTGCATAGTGAGAGCGGTCTCAGAGAGAACGAAAGTACCAGCATCAGATACACCGGCGAGAACGGCCGGATAACTGGGAGAACCATTAATATCACCGGCGGTGTACCTGTCGTCCCAACCCTGGTAGTTATTATCATCCAGATGAAGGTTCACATTCGTAGAGCCTCCGGGTACAGTCCCATCAGCATATTCCGGGTATCCACCTGATCCGCGGTTGCCCCCGGGTGTATACGACGGTACCTTCCCTCCGGTTGAAGGATTGGAAGGACCCCCCGGACCAACCTGTTGGAATAGACCTTCATCTGTAATAAATCCTTGCCCATCCATCTGGCCACCTGTAAGACTCTCTTCTGTGCCAAAGGCATGGAATGCATTGGGAAGAGCATCAATCGCATCCGTGTAGTTAAAAGGCTGCGCACCAAACACATTGAATAGATGCTGCTCGCAATCAAAGGAAGCACAATAGTCTACGTTTTCGTCAGGCTGCACCACCCAAATAAGTTCTTTGCAAGGATGATTGAAATTGAGTTTAATCTTATTGGAAGATGAGCCAACCGATTCATCACCTGTAAACTGAAGTTGCTCAATAAGATATTCATGAGGATTCTGCGCCATACGTCTGCGCTCATCCGTATCAAGGAATACATAATCCACATATAAAGAGGCAGCAACAATAGACTGAGCGTAAGCGGTAGGGACTTTTTTGCCACAACCACCGGATAACCCCGAGGTATCGGGGGTGTCGACTTGCTTGAAAGGAGCCGACCCATTGTTATCCCTAAGATCATTCTTTAAACGATCCACCGCCCATAAGCATTCATCTATAGGACGAAGATCCAGATTAATACGAACCTCATGGTACTGAAGCGCTATAAGAGGAAGCGCTAAACCAGGATTACGGCAATACCAGAACTGGAACGGAACATAAAGGGTTGTTTCAGGAAGGGCATTACGAGGAGCGCATACCTGACGAGGGGCATCAGCCGTGCAAGGACCATCCACTGCATTAAATAGAGGATCAGTCACATAAGTCAGTTGAGTAGTATTACCAACCATCTTATAATAACCGCGCTCCTGCTCAGCAGACAGAGTAAGTTGATTCCAGATATGCATCCAATCACCGTATTGACGATCAATGCGCTGGCCACCAATTTCAACCTCAACCTGAGAAATAAGCTGTTCACCTGGGAAATCTAACCAGCGAGCATATACGCCTTGATCCCAGTGTGGCTTGCTGGTATCACCAAAGAAGTTCTCGCCATACTTTGGATTCATAGGTTGATTAATTTCGGGCAAAGTCACCTGAAGATAGGTGCGGTACGCTAAGTCACCATTACGTGAAACAGTGCATGTTACACGCCGGCCGAAATCGGCCTGGCCATTAAAAGTCTGTTCAATAGACTCCATGGCAAAATTGGTATGACGACGGTAGGTCACCTTCCAAAAAGTAATTTGAGGGTTTCCTGTCAAATAAACATCTTGTGCGCCATAAGCTACTAGTTGCATTAAACCGCCTCCCATATTATAATATTGCTAAAGAAAAAAAATTTATGAATTAACTTAATTAAATTTTATTAACGTCCATTTTTTCCTTTAAAAATCTCAATAAATAATCATTGCTAAATATTTCCTTTTTCCCCTCGTGTTTTTTTCGTAATACATAGGTTTCTTTGTTTTTTTTTATGTCCCAACCGTCTTCAATGGCATTATAAAACAATAACATTTTTTTATATAAAATAGGATCTATATCCATTATATATCTAAAACTGAAAATATTATAAGAGATTAATCTAATATTTATTTAAATACTACAAAAAATATTATTAATGCCATTAAAACCTAAAAAGTTAAAAACAAATATAGAAAATATTACAGTAGACAATAAACATAATGAGTTGCAATCATTATATTCCAAAAATCGGAAGATAGTAACTAAACTAGAAAAAGAAAATGCTAAACTATCTAATAAAATAAAAAAACCAGCATCAGTAGATATACATCTAGAAATCAAAGATACCATCACTAAAAACAAAAAACATATCAGTAAATTAAATAATATGGAAAGACAGTATTACATCGACAATGCTAAACATATTTTTGAATACTTTGAAAACAAAAAGGATATATCAAAAGATATAAATAAGAAGCATATATTAAACAACTTCTTTAATAATAAAGAAGAAGAAACTACTTATGATGAAAATATAGTCAGTTATTTTAAAAATACTAATGTGATATTCCCGAATAATAATTATGTTTATAATGAAGATGTATGTAATTTGTGTCATGAGGGTGAATTAATAGAACAGGTTAGTGATGGTATGAGAATATGTAATATGTGTGGAAATTCGCTTAAATATATAGTACAGAATAGTCGCCCGTCATATAAAGATCCGCCTAAAGAGGTTTGTTTTTATGCGTATAAACGTATCAATCATTTTAGAGAAATATTGGCGCAGTTCCAGGCAAAAGAGTCAACGAATATAGCAGAATCGATAATAGAAAATATAAAAAAACAAATAGAAAAAGAGAGAATATCATATGATGAATTAACGAATGCTAAAACGAAAGAAATTCTCAAAAAATTGGGATATAATAAATATTATGAGCATATTTCTTTCATTAAAGAAAAATTAGGAATAAAGCCCCCTGTAATGTCTAATGCTCTTGAAGAAACCTTATGTAATTTGTTTACGGAAATACAAGCACCATATTCCAAATTTTGTCCTAAAGAACGAGTTAATTTCTTAAATTACTATTATACGATTTATAAATTTTGTGAATTGCTAAATTATAGAGATTTTTTGCCTTATTTTCCAATGCTAAAGGATAGAGAGAAAATCATAGAACAGGACATTATTTGGAAAAATATATGTAAAGAATTGGATTGGAAATATATTCCTACAGTATAATTATGGATCCATGGACTTTTAAAAAATATAATGTACTAAAAAAAGATATACCTGTATACAAAACCATTTGGTCTATTAAAAATAACAATGAGAGAAATGCCTATATAAATAACCTATATGTTTGCCTAAATAACGAAGAACCCTATATCGTAAACCAATACTATACCTTCAATGCATCCGTTGGAATGCCTAATGTATTAAACATTATTACAGCGTATGTATATTTTAATCATTATCATTACCATTTTGATATACATTTATTTAAAAATAATAATTTTCTCTCTAACCACTATACATTAACTCCTACCCTTAAATCTAATACTATACTATATCAACACTGTATAAAATATAATAATCAACTGAAACAGTTATTATATTTCTATATTTTTAAGCTTGATTTTCCTAAAGATGTATCTGTTTATATTATGTCTTACTTAATGGGGGAATCCCACCAGATTGGCGCCAATGCCGAAACCGGCTCCACCTCGAGCAGTAGCCGCCATAGCAGGAACATACGTGTCTAAAATAGAAAAGGTTGCTGCAGCCACTAATGAAATTAAGGCTACCTCATCTAATTTTAATTGCACTTTGGGTATAGCATACGCGGCAAGCGCAACCATTAAACCTTCAACCAAATATTTTATAGCGCGACGAAATAACTCACTTAAATTAAACATCTATAAATATATATATAGAAAAAAATATACTTTATTAAAAAACTTAAATGAATATATTTAATACATAGGAATGTATGAACCGAAAGAAATGGATGGAGTGATAAATGGTAAATTTGTAGATTTGTTAGATGAGGATCGGGCGATTGCTAATCAAAAATTTGTGTGTGTGTCCTTTGTTTCACCTGAAACGGTATTAAAACAGAAAGAACTGTTCTTTTTTGAATCTTTTGTAAGTCAATGGCAATTTACTAAAGCCACGGAAAAATATACCCAGTTTTTCCATTTTTTGGCATTCAAATACACCCTAAACTTTGATGCTATCTTGGAAGACTTTACAGAATTTATGGCAAGCGAAAAAGGCGACCTAACGATGACGTCTATTTTAGATGACTATAAAACGTATAAAGATCAACAAGAAGAAACCCTTGAGGCGGAGTTTGGTAAGACGGTTGATTTTCAAACTTCTACAAGAGGATTAAAGGTGCGAGGTGTATATCCTACTCAGGAAGAAGCGGAATTAAGGTGTAAATTACTTAGGGAGGTAGACCCTAATCATGACGTGTATGTAGGTCCGGTAGGAATGTGGATGCCATGGGAACCGGAAGCATACAAGACGGGAAGAGTTGAATATTTAGAGGATGAATTAAATCAGTTAATGCATGAAAAGCAGAAAAATGAAGTAAAGGCTAAACAGGAATTTGACAAGCGGGTATTAGAAACGAAACAGAAAGCGATTGAAGAAAATAAGAAAAAGGCAGAGGAATCCGGTAACCTTCTTAGTCAGAATATAGATAAAGATGGGAACCTTTATAGTGTAGATAAAACTGGTCAAAATAATGAAATCTCAGTAGAAGATATGAGGAAAGAATTATTTGAGAGTGATGATGTAGTGATTGGAGAGAGTGATCACGGATTATCTCGTCTTACTGAAAATCAACCGAAAGAGGAGAAGGAGGACACTACAGGTGAAGAAGAGGAGAAGGAGGACACTACAGGTGAAGAAGAGGAGAAGGAGGACACTACAGGTGAAGAAGAGGAGAAGGAGGACACTACAGGTGAAGACAGTGTCTTACTCTAATGAAGAACTCCCTCACATTCGCCTATCGCACTTATATTGATAGCATATGTCTAATAATTCGGTATCTTCATCTGGTTCGATAGTAATAGAATCGTATATCATGATAAATCATATATGTTTATAATTCTAAATTTAGTTTAGGTTAATAAAACATAGTCTTTGTTATGCTCATATGGCGCAATTGGATAGCGCGTAAGACTTCAAATCTTAAGGTTGCGGGTTCGAGTCCCTCTATGGGCTTTATTCATTTAATAAATGAATATTAATATATATAATCTATATATATTAATGGTTAAATGTAATCATAAATCATGTAAAAAAAAACTGGACTTAGTAGATCTCTCTATTAAATGTAAATGTCAACAATGTTTTTGTAAGAGCCATCGTCCGATAGAGAATCATGTGTGTATTGAATTAATCCCCGAGGTAGCACCATTCATTAAATGTGTGCCAAAAAAAGTAATTATGATATAAATATAAATAGGATAAGAATAGTTATATTTATATGTCATCGGTAGAATTTGCGTTAGATGATGGTTCTATTCTCTCTTTTGTGAAGGATAAGCGAAGTTATAGTACTGATCCGGATGTGTATACCATAGAGAATGTGTTAACGGACGAAGAGTGTGCGCATTTTATTAAGGTTGCTAAGCCACATTTAAATAGGGCGATGGTAGGCGCGGGACTAGACCCAAATAATATGGATGGTACGTATAGTACGAATAGAACCGGAACGAATTGTTGGTTTCCATTAGATCATGATGAGGTTTTTTCTCGGGTTGGAGAGAAGATTGCCGGACTAGTCGGTCATTCTATTAAAAACGCCGAACAGTTTCAAATCGTCCATTATAATGTAGGCGAAGAATTTAAACCCCATTATGATGGCTGGGACCAAGATGGTACACCTGAACACTTTCATAATTTTAAACATGGAGGTAATCGCTTATTAACGGCTCTAGTATATCTTAATGATGTAGAGGAAGGTGGAGGTACACGAATGACTAAATTAAACGTGGATATTACGGCTGAAAAGGGTAAATTATTAGCATTTGAGGATTGTTATGCAGGTACTAATAATAAGCATCCCTTATCGGAACATGCCGGACTACCCGTTCTTAAAGGCGTAAAATATGCGTTCAACTTATGGTTTAAGGAGTGTCCGTATGAGTTATTATATAAGGATGTTAACCCAGGATATTTTGAGGAATTTAAAAGAGGGGGCAAGGAGGAGGATGATGCCGATGAGGATGATGCCGATGAGGATGATGCCGAGGAGGACGAGCCACCAATGGAAGAAGAGATGGGTTTAGTATCGGTTAGTAAAAATAAATCCATTTATATACTTGATGCCTTCGATGCCTCAGAAGAATTATTAGGCGCGATGGTAAAATATAAT